GAAAATCGCACGCTCGGCAACCAACGCTTTGAGGAGCGTGTGATCCGGATGTGCAACCCAAGCTTCTCGTAACCTTTGTGCTCCTCCCCTTTTTCCGTTTCAACGGTGACGCTGGACTCCGCACAGTAAGTGCTGACATCTCTCGTGATGAACAAGTCCATGTTTCTACCAACACGCTTGTCTGCACTGAGATGGGTCTAAACTACAGCCCTTCTCTTGACAAATTGCGTAAGGCTACCATCAATTGGGTCATGGAGCCACTAGGTAGAAATACTGTCAATAAATATCTGGACAAAAAATTTTGGCTGGATTCCAGCGATAACTTAATGTATCAAGGTAAAGCTCCCGAACTTTCTGACACCAAGAGAGCTAGGATGCCTGCCTTCTTTGAACATGCAAACCCCAACCTCCCTCAGTATGCTTGAAGTGAAGGGGATGACAACCTCGTCCCTACTTCAAGAACTATTTGACACCTTTCCACCTATCAACCCAACCCCCACTATGACTATGGAGCAGATCATGTATCAAGCAGGTCAACGTTCCATTGTCGAGTGGATTCAAAATAAAATGGATGAAAGCTAATGTGTTTTGGTGGCGGAGGCGGCGGTGGAACCGCTGTAGCTCCTATTAATTTTACACAACCTATTTCAAAGCAAATCGATCCTCCCGAGCCTGTTTCTCGTACATACAAACCTCTGACTGACGAAAGCTCTTCTCCTGCTGTACGTCTTGGTGCAACTAAAAAGCGTAAGACTACGACTACGCCTTTTCGTCAAAGTTTGTCTAGTGGTATTAGCATGGCTTCAAGCGGTAGCAATTATCCTGCTGGAGGCATTAACCTGTGAAGAACGCACGTGCTCGGTATGAGAAATTTACTTCTGTAAGGAATAATTTTCTCGACGTAGCTTATGAGTGTTCACGTCTTACTCTTCCCTATCTGATTCGTCGTGATGAAGGTTACAAAGAGAATCATAAAACTCTAGTAACTCCTTGGCAATCAGTTGGAGCCAAGTCGGTGGTAACTTTGGCAAGTAAACTTATGCTTGCTCTGCTTCCTCCGATGACCCCGTTCTTTAAACTTCAAGTGCGGGATGAAAAGCTTGGCGAGGAACTTCCTCCAGAGATTAAGACTGAACTTGAAGAAAGCTTCGGTAAAATTGAACGCATGATCATGGATGTTATTAACGCATCTAATGACCGTGTTGTAATCCACGAAGCAATCAAGCATTTGATTGTTGGTGGTAATGCCCTTCTGTTTATGGGCAAGAATGGAATCAAGATGTACCCACTGAATCGGTTTGTTGTAAACCGTGATGGTGACGGTAACGTTCTTGAAATTGTGACCAAGGAGCTTATTTCCCGTGAGCTTCTTAACATTCCCCTACCTAAACCCAACCAAGCTGGTGGTAACTCTGGCTCTGGTACAAACGGGAAAGAGGATGACGTTGAGGTATACACCTACGTCCGACTGGAAGAAGGATCAGGTCGTTGGGTATGGCATCAGGAAGTAGATGACAAAATCATTCCTGGTAGCCGAAGCACCGCACCTAAAAATGTTTCTCCATGGCTCGTTCTCAGATTCAATACTGTGGACGGTGAAGATTATGGTCGAGGTAGGGTTGAAGAATTCCTTGGGGATCTACGTTCCCTTGATTCTTTGAGCCAAGCACTGATTGAAGGTAGTAGTGTTGCAGCTAAAGTTGTATTCTTGGTATCACCAAGTAGTACTACTAAGCCTGCTACGCTTGCAAATGCTGGAAACGGTGCTATTGTTCAAGGCAGACCTGAGGATGTACAGGTTGTTCAAGTAGGTAAAACTGCTGACTTCCGTACAGCATCAGAAATGTCTAACAGTTTGGTACAACGTCTTGCTGAAGCGTTCCTTGTTTTGACTGTTCGTCAGTCTGAAAGGACAACTGCTGAAGAAGTACGTCTGACTCAGCTTGAACTTGAACAGCAGCTTGGAGGCTTGTTCTCTCTGCTGACTGTTGAGTTCTTGGTTCCGTATTTGAACCGTACTATGTTTGTTCTGCAACGTAGTAATCAGGTACCTAAACTTCCCAAAGATCTTGTACGTCCACAGATTGTGGCTGGTGTCAATGCTTTGGGTCGTGGTCAAGACCGTGAGTCTTTGACTGCATTCCTGCAAACAGTTGCTCAGACTATGGGTCCTGAAGCAATTGCTAAATACATTGATCCTGCAGAAGTCATCAAAAGATTGGCTACTGCACAAGGTATCGAAACATTGGGTCTTGTTAAGACACAGCAGCAACTCCAAGGTGAGATGCAGCAACAACAACAGATGATGCAACAGCAAGAACTTCTGAAACAAGCTGGTCAACTTGCATCGTCTCCTATGATGGACCCAACTAAAAACCCTGAAATGATGCGACAAGTCGATGACGGATCCAACCCCGAAGCAGAAGTCCCGCCGGAAGCCTAGTGTTCCCGAGCCAAAGCGTACTGCTAAGCCCGCTCAAGAAATTACAAATGAAAAGGTGCCTCTTACAATTGAGACACCTGAACCTAATCCCGTGAGTGAAAAGAAACTCACACCTAAGATGACGCTTGGCGAAGACCCGTACACTGAAGACGGTAATCGCTACGCACCACGTATGAAGGTAGGCACCCCTACCATCGGTCGTTCACCCAACTATGTAAAAACTGTTGGCCTTGGTAACCTTCAAGTAACTACTGTAAATGGCAATTCTAACTTACGATCCGACTCCAGCGGATCAACCGGAACTGAATGAAGCTGAGCAAGAAGCTCTAGCTATTGGCGAGCAACGTGCTCAAGAAGAAAACCGGATGCTGGCTGGTAAATACGAGTCAGCAGAAGAACTGGAAAAAGCTTACATTGAACTTCAAAAGAAACTAGGAGAACCTAACGATGAGCTGCGGCAAGAAGACCCACAAGGGCGGGGGCGGGAAGAAGAAGTAGAAGAACAGCAAATTGATGCTGATCCTCTAGTTGATCTTCTTAACGAAGCCTCTCAAGAATATGCTCAAGAAGGTAAGCTGAGTGAGGAGACCTTTGAAAAACTATCTCAAATGGATAGCAAGGATCTCCTTGAAGCTTACATGCAAATCCAATCTAACCCTGCTCAAGTAGAAGACTTTACTGCTGAACAAGTTTCTGAGATTCAGAGCTTTGTCGGTGGTGAAGAACAATACAACGGCTTGGTTAATTGGGCGGCTGAAAATATGCCGCAAAATTTTGTTCAGGCTTTCGACAACCTCATTAATGTTGGCGATCCTGATATGATCAAACTCGCTGTGGTCGGTATGCAAGCTGCTTTCCAAGAAGCTAATGGTTACGAAGGACGTATGCTGTCTGGCAAACCTGCTCAAACTACGCAAGATGTTTTCCGTAGCCAAGCTGAAGTGGTTGCAGCTATGTCCGATCAACGCTATGATCGAGACCCTGCTTATCGGCAGGATGTCTTTGCTAAACTTGAACGATCCGATCTTAATTACTAATGACTGACCATCCCTACGGTGTGCCTCATAAAGAAAAAGCTGAACGTCTTAATGGACGTTTGGCTATGCTTGGTATCGTGGCTGCTCTTGGTTCTTATGCTCTGACCGGACAGATCATTCCCGGTATTTGGTAATGCGTAACCGCAACACAAAAAAGAAAGGGCGTAATTCTCTAAAAATTGCTCAAGAACCTATGTCTCAAGGAGATTTTCGTGGTCTTGTTGAGCAACGAATGGACCGTAAAAAACTAAATAAGATGTTTCCTAATCAAGGAGACTTTCTTCGTTGGCTGAAACAATCAGGCAACGCCAATGGCCCACGAGTTAGAGGAGTTTAATCATGCCTGCTAAAAAGAAAGAAACTAAGCAACGTATTGACTCTTCTTGCTGGAAAGGTTATGAGAAAAAGGGGACCAAGGTCAAAGGTGGTACCCGTGTAAACAACTGCGTTAAAAAAGGAACCAAGAAGAAATGATTGAATGCCCTGATTGCAACGTCCAAGAGCAGTATGTTCTTGAACAACTCCAAAC